TGTTTGCTGTTTTTTGCTATGTTCTAAAGTACAAATATAATAAATTTTTCTGAATTAAGCTAAAAACCCTCCACATAAATGTAGAGGGTAAGAGCAAAAACTAAAAACAGCGGACTGACTGCGTTTTTATTAGATTCGATTGATTTCATCGACCGAGCAGGTAACAGTTTCTATCACATTCTCGGAGGTAACTTTACTAAGCTCGTTGTATTCAATTTTGATAATGAACACCCCATCGCATAACCATGCGTAGGCTGTTGTTTCATTATCTGGCCCCATCAACTTTACAATTACTGATTTCTCATAGAATTGAGGGTATCCGCCTTTTCCTGTTTTGGTATCTTGTACCTGTTTGAACCAATCCCATGCCCAAAAGTCTGAACCATCGAGAGGCTTCAACTTAGTAAAAGATAGCTCTCCTACGGAAACTAAGCCTGCTGTCTTCTGCTTGTGATTGCCTGCACCATGCTCTACTACCTCAATTTCAGGAACAGGGATGTTACAAGTTTGGCACTCAAACGTATCGAGGCCGTCTATTTCAATTCGCCAGTTATGAACTTTTACTGGCTGTACCTTTCTTCCCATATTGGTTAAAGTTACTTTAAGAGGGTTAGATAATTAGGCGTTGGTCAATTCTACACCTACCACGTTGTTCACGATAGTGAGCGTCAAATCAATTTGCTCCATTTTAGTAGTAGGCCAAATAATCAAACGGAATTTGTAAATGCCGTTGTCAATATCTGCGAGGCTATTGATACTCACATCCTGTATTCTATCTACGTTTTGGTCGCCTTGATATTCATAGGTACGGATTGCACGACCTGAAACCAAAGTATCCATCAAAGCCTTGATGTCGCGGTACAAGTCTTTCCAAGTTTCAATATCGTTAGGCAAGAACAGGCGCAAGTCCATACGAGGCTTTGTTACTCGCTTGATGTAAGTAACCAACTCGGCAACGTGGGCAAACTTCAACAAAGTGTTTGCAGTTTGGAGGGAACTGTTACCCCAAGAAACTGTAACCTCTTGTCCGTCCGTGTTGGTACGGTTGCCTACATAGTTCAACTCGTTTTGTGCAGCCCATTGAGCGTCTAAGGCGCGTGTAGGTGCAAGCAAGTTGTATGCAGGGTTTACGCCTGTCGTTGCGCGAATGATACCGCAGTTGTTTTGCAAGCCTGAAAAAGACCACCAAGCCCCAAAGTTGCTGTCTTTCTTAGTCATCAAGGCCAAGATGTCGGCGAGGGTTGGAATCATTTTGGTAGTGTTGTCGTACTCGTCCACTACCTCAATATCGTTCATGGTCATAATGCCCATGTAGGTATCCAATTTTGTACCACCGACATAAGCCCCTGTACAGTTGCGATATTCTACGGCTGCCTCATTGGAAATGCCCGAAGGTACGCGCACAACAAACATACAGTCGTTACGCATCTCTGCATAGTCCTTCAAAATAAGGTCGATACCATTCTGTGCAAATTCAGGAACAGCGATACGTACAAAGTCGTTTGCCATGTCAAAGACGTGCAAGCCTGTAAGGGCTGTGGCATCGCCTTCAATGTCGTTGGGGGTAAAGTTGTAGTCATCTGTACCGCCTGCCAAATAGATTTTAGGGGTTGGGAACAGAGCCAAAGTATTTGCATCGAAGGTAACAAGTTTGCTGCGGTTAGACAGTGCCAACAAGTCACCTGACGAAGTAATACCGTTGTCCACATCGTACAGCGTTTCGTTCAGTTCGGGGTAGCCATCAAGACCAACAGCAATATCCACGAGGTTGGCAGTACCGCTGCGTGGAGGGTCGATACGGAACCATAATTTACCATTGGCGAAAGTGCCGAACTCACGAGCCGTAACAATCAAGTCACCTGCACCTGTGTAAGTCCAACTCGCACGGCCTCCAATATCAATTTGGCCAGCGGTAAGTGTGTTCAATTCGATGATTGTGGTATTGGCAAACTCGGTAATGGCTGCAACCGTTTTAGAGGTAGTAGCCGCCGCTGTGGTAACGATGTTGATAGAATCCGACACCGCAAGGAAAGTACCAACCTTACCGCGTACTGTAACAGTTTTGGCTGTGTTGTCAAATGCGATAACTTGGAGGCTGAAAGGCCATGTATCTGCATTGTCTTCGGTTGCCTGTGTTGATTGGATTGTAGTGGTATCGGCAGGGTCTGTATAGTGCATGGCACGACCAACTCTAATAATGCCTCCTGCGTCAAGGATGCGCTTGCAGTAAAGGGGGAAACTTGAAACGGAAGCAGGCAGCAGACCGCCATACCATTTTTTGTACTCTTGCCAAGTGCGGCACACCCTTGATTTAGTGTGGTCGCCTCTTTCGGTAATACCCCAAGCAGCGTTAACGCCTGATAAGGTATTTGACACCAATTGAGATTGGTCTTGGGTGTTAATATTGCTATTAGCGTGGTTAGTAGCCATAAAGAATTAAAGTTACTTTAATGATTAGATTATTTTGTTTTCGTTATTATCATCCGTACTTATTGTACCGTTGATGACAGTTATCGGCACAATGTTCGGGTTGATTACTGTTTGTACACCATCGGGTAAGCCATCGCCTGCAATAATCCAAGCATCCACTACCCTGAAAGTGTAAACCATTTCCTTAAACTCAAATACATTGAGGTCAACCGAGCCTGTAAACTCAACAAACATCAACTTATTTGGTACAACTGCCCCTGTGGTAATGTTGTAGATAGGGTAATAGTCTTTATCGTGACCCAATGCCCTAATAATAAGGGCTGCCATGATGTCGGCGTATTGTTGGGTAGCTGAAACAAATCTTACTTCGTAGCTAATGTTTTGGGTAGCCCCCGAAGTCTTGACCCTTGCGAAGGTAGGCCCTGTGACAATATGCCCAACGTCGTGAACTGCCACACTTCCCTTTCCTCCACCTGTTCGGTACACATACAAAGTGTTGGACTCTACTTCCCCTTTCTTTTGGGGGATGCCATTCCCAACGACATTGATAAGCTGTTTACCTGTGCCAATTATGGCGGCTTTGGCTGCTTCAAAGGCGGTTACATTGGCAGGGCTTTGTGGTTGGAAACTGCGCAAATTAGGAAAGTACCCCGCCGTAATTACTTGCAAGCGGAGTGCTTCTAAAATGGAGTCGTCAAGCTCCTGATATGTAAATTCTCCTTTGGACATATATTGTTTATGCTACTGCTACAATAGAGTTTTCAAAATCAACTACATACACAGAGGTTGCAGGAAGGCAGGCGGTGTCATTGTAAGTAACCCCAATGCTCAACCCTGATACATCTGTTTTTTGGATGTTATACATACGGAACTCATTGAAAGTACCCAGCAATACTATCATGCCAGCCGTTACACCAACCACGTTGCCAGTTAAGGCACCTGCTTTGCTGTGTCCAATGTCGTCCGTAAGTGTAACTTGGTTTATAGTAGTCACATCTTCGGCAACTGTGAAAGTGGCTACACCATATTCGCGCAACTCAAAGTTACCAGTGCTATTGATAAGCGTTGTCAAAGGAATGATGTCAAAAATATAGGTGTTGTTGCTCGCTATGATTACATAACCATTCGCTAAGTTAGGGGTAGTTACATCAATTCCGAAAGTTACTTGACCTTCGTTAGGGCTGTAGTTTTCCATACCTTGAAAAATACCATCAACATCATAGATGTACACCAAACTAAATTCGCCGAAGGAAGATAGGTCAAGTGACAAATCCCAAATGCCTGGGCTTGTTTCGTTGTTACATTCATAAGGGATAAGTGAAGGGCTGCCTAAAGGCAAATAAGGCGAAACTACCACGCCTGCAATGATTGGCAAATTACAAACAGGCGAAGGTTCTGCATAGCCTGTGGTAGTGTCGGTAATTGTTTGGGGGTCTTCGAGTACCTTAATCTTGGTGCCGTCCTTGAACATAATCAAAGAGCCTGTACCCGATGCCTGTACTTGGTTGAAGTCGGCAGAGTTCAAAACAACTACAGTTCCAGTAGAGGTAGTGAGCTTTACCAAACCATCAAGTGCCGCAATCTCGTCCAACGTATTTGTGGTCAAGATACGGCTACCGATTTTAAGGGTAATGCAGTTGTAAGCTCCTGCTGCTGATGCTTGTCTTACGTTGTCGGCACGAACGCTGATAATACCTGTATCGGTATTGAAAAATCCTATGGTTACTGTTGCCATTTTATCTTATTAGTTTTCTTAGTTTTTTAATTACCAACTCTTCGGGGCTGTTGTTGTCTAGCCATTCCAAAGCCTCCTTAAAAACAGGTTGCCATAGTGGTCGGGCTGGTATGCCTGCCTTTCGGCTGCCAAACTCGTGTATTTTGGCGATGTTGGCTATCTCTTCTCCTTGGTCGTTTCTTACCACCTTCTTTACACCTGCGTAGGCCCTGTCACCTTGTACCCATGAGGTAATACTTTGAAAGTAGGCGGAGGTCATTACCAACGTATTTGTAGAGTGGTTGTTTCTTTGCTTGTTCTTTAGGGTTTCGGGCTTTAGGGGTATCCAACCTAAGTCTTGTGCGCTCATGTGCTTTTTGGCTTTCCCTTCGGCGAATAATCCCACCTTTTTCAGGGTTTCTTGTTGAGCATCTTTAAAGGTTTTGGATAGTTTACCTATCAATCCCTCTACCTGCTCCCAAGCACCAAATTTTTTCATGCTCATACGCGCTGCTTCGGTTGTCTTCGGGCTTCCATTCTAATAATGAACTTCTCCAGTCCTAGGGATATGATTTCATAATCAACACCCTCATAGATTAAATAGCTATTGGCAGCCCTTACAAAAATGTTATTGGAACTGTCAGCCAATCCTACGGCTACCAAATCCTTTATGTTTATCTTGATAGAAATTTCCATTACATCCCTCTTGCCTGTGGTGTCCTGTGTGTTGTCTTCGCCGCCCATGCCGATATTGATTAAGGCAGGCACATTATAGGAGGTTGAGGGGGTATTGGCGGAGGTTTGTCGAATGTCTAAGGAAACGCCTGGCACCACAATTGTTACCGTACTGCTGTGTAGCGTATCGGTAACATCATTTAAGGCGGCTTGTAACATTGCCTGTTCTGCTGGTGTAAGTAGGTTAGCCATCTAACAAAATCCGAGAATTATAAAAGGTTGTACAATGCCTGGCAGTGGGTTTAACTCTAGGGATTTGTCCGTACATTGGCATAGCTCGCAGCCAAACTGCTGCAATTTACTACACGCTGCCGAAAACAAAGCCGCAAGCAAATCCTCTGTCTTAATGTCACCATGACTACCACCTTGCGCCATGTTCAACTGTGCCCACTCTACGGAGGTGTTGTCTGATTGGTGTTTCTTGATGAATGTTCCAGTAGTGGCGGTTGTAGGCGGTGTGACTAGGGTGTAGCCTTGGCTATTTCCCCCTAATGCGATGCTGCGGTACAGTAGGACGTTGTAGGCGGTTACGTCGGCAATAATGGATAACTGCTCAACCGTATAATTCGCCTCATTGCCTACATCGGCAGCCTCAATCCGAAAACAAGGGTTTAGGAATAACATAGCCTCGTATGTTACAATGCTTATAGCGTTGGCGTTTGCATTGGCAGGAGGCGCAGCGGCACTATCATCCGCCAAAAACCTTAGCTTTTGTAAGACTAAGGTATAAACGTTCCATTCGTCGGGGTTGCCTCCTATGGCTCGTGTATGGTTGGTGATAATTGCCATTGTATTAAAGTTACTTTAAGAAAAAGAGCCTACAACCTTGCAGCCGCAGGCTCTAAAAATGGATTCCTTCCCAAGAATACCCTACTTGTCCTCTTTATCGTCTTTCTTTTTGTTATTTTTGGTCACTTCCTCCAAAGCTGCTTTAGCTTCCTCGGCTTCTGCTTTGGCTTTCTCGACCTCTGAAAGAGCATTTTGGATCACCTTATCTTTGTTCATTTGCTTGCCGTGCTTCTCCAAAGCTTTGGCAAGTTCCTCCTCTTTAGCTTTGCTAACGTAAGCGGCGCGGGTTTGCTCCCATTCGTTGAACTCTTTTTCAGTTACCTCAATCAACTGCCCACGCTGAATGCCTTGGGCGATGATGCTGGTACGTTTCACCTTTTGAATGAGTTTACCGCCTGTGAAGCTTACGCCTTGAATGGGGTCGTTGAAAATTGCCCCCTTATCTGTAAGCTTGCAGTACGTGCCTGCAAGCTCTTCTATTTTCTTTTCGTCTGCCATGATGGTAGATTAAGTTTTAACAGTTATATAATAAAATTCAGTCAGTCCGTTGTGTTGTGCTTATTAGTTGCCCCAGTTGTACGTGCCGTAAGCAATTGGGTTCATATAAGCAGGGAAGCCAGCAGAAGCATACGTTTGAGTACCATCCAATACAACGCAAGCATCTTGCATCATTTTGGCAAAGCCTGTGGTAATGGTTACAAAAGTATTCTCCATTTGGTTCGCCACGATGCGCTCGCTTTCAATGAAGAGCGGACGAGCCGTAAACTTCATAAGGGCTTTCATCACATCCAAGAACATCCAAGTATCAGCCGAAGGCATTGCACCGCTAGGGAACATATTCAAGCTGGTAGGGATAGACTTGATAGTTTTGAGGGTGGCATTGGCAATAGTGGTATCACCATTGAAACCTTTAACCTCTGGCAACTTCATGATGTCGCGGAGTGGCTCTTCGTTGGCAATGATGTTGTTGGCTGTGTAGCCCAACATATTCATGCGAATCATCAAACGCAGAATGTCGTTGTCCCAGTCAATTGCGCCAAGGTTTTCAGTACCGATAACAGGGGCAGCGTTGCCGTTGCCGTCGCCATTCAACAAAGTCAATACTGCAAGAGTATCAAGACCACGACCCAAGTTCACGCCTGCGCTTTGCAAATACTCTGTAAGGAGGTTCAAAGAGCAGTATTGGCGAAGCTCATCAGTCAAACCAATACCTGTACCAATCTTGTAGATGGTAATAATCTTTTGAGAGAACTCAATATTACCCACAGGGATTGTTTCCGCCTCGTTCAACTTAAACATTGGGGTTGCACCGCGCTTGATGTTTGGTACAGTTACCGACTTTTGAGCAACAGGGTTGTCGCCTGCAATGATGCTGTTCCAAATGGGTTGAGCGGTGAAGCCTGTGCGAATTGCGTCGCGGATAACTTCAGGGACTAACCATTTGAAAGAACTGTCAAGCTCCGGCATTGACATCAACTTACCCACAGTCGTGCGGCTTGGGTCAAGTTTCAAGAAACGGAGCAAATTGGCAAAGCCTCCTTTGTCGTCGGGGCTAAAACCAAGCTTCTCCTGAATAAATTCCCCGAAGTTGATGTCAATACCTGCCTCAACGTCCGTGCCTGTGCGAAGGT